CAGAGAAGGGAAAAACATATTTCCGCCTTAATGATTTGATGGATTTTTTAGCGAGGCATAAATTTACTGACTATAACATAGGGCAGATTATTACTAGACTACGAGACGTTCAAACAAAAAGTTTGAAAGAAGGTGAGAAGCTGGAGGATTCAGAGAGGTCCCATAGATGGAATATTAAAAAGAATTTTATTCGTGTATGGTGGGTTCCTGCATACCAGCAACCGGACTCAAAACATGAAGTGAAAGGAGAAAAGGATGATGACATCCCATTTTAAAGGATTAAAAAGAAATTTAAAATATAGAGATAAACGGGAAGACGGGTATATATTTATACGATTTAGAAAAGAATTAAATAAAAATGGATTTCACCGGGAAGAATGGAATCATCCCTATCACAGATCAACTCAATATAGAGCTATATTTGACTTAAGGTATAAACAATCAGAAAAAGGATTTTTTAATATTTTGTGGCAATCAATAAAAAAATCAGGCAAAGAAAGAGGAGTTTCTAATTTTATTGAAAGCAAAGATCGTCTCGTGGAGTTGTGGAATGACCATAAAAAGAAATATGGTCCCTGCTGCAGGTACACTGGGGTTAATCTTACCACGAAACAATCAATGGGAAAAGGATACAATGGATCTACTCCCACTAATATATCCATTGATCGCTTAGATTCTAGTCTTCCTTACACAGAAAATAATATTGTTTTCTGCTCATGGGAATTTAATCAGAGGAAAAGTGGTGTTCTACCTAACGATTGTAAATTAATACTGAAAGTATACGAGGAACAAAATGCCAACAAATAACATTATATATGGCCCTCCGGGGACGGGAAAAACACATACGCTTCTCACCCTAGCGGAAGAGGAGATGGCAAGAGGGGTTCATCCGGACCGCATTGCGTTTGTGACTTTCACGAAGAAAGCGGCTAACGAGGCGAGGGACCGGGCAATGGAAAACTTTAATCTGGAAGAACAGCATCTTCCTTATTTCAGGACGTTGCATTCCTTGGCCTTTCATGAACTTGGTCTATCCAAGTCACAGGTCATGTCCAAGAAACATTACAAGGAATTTGCCAGTAAATTTGGAATGAATCTAGGATTCATAAGTGAAGGACCTGTTGGCTCAGGAATCATAACAGTTGACAATGAACTTTTAACGGCTGTTAACCAGGCTCGAATGCGATGCCTTAGCCTCCAGGAATATTATAATGAAAAAAACATGACACATCACTGGCCACAACTTAAGTGGACCCATGACGCATTTGAGAAATATAAAAAAGAAAGACATCTGATTGATTTTACTGACATGATTGAAAATTATAATGAAAGAGGGATGGTTCCTCCTCTGGATGTTATTTTTGTGGATGAAGCCCAGGATCTGTGCCGATTGCAATTAAACATGATTGATAAGCTAAAGGAAAATGTTCAAAAAGTATACTATGGAGGGGACGATGACCAGGCCATTTACGGATTTGCAGGAGCTGATGCAAACCATTTCATTAACCTGAAAGGAAACAAAAAAGTGCTTAAGCAGTCCTATCGCTGTCCGATCGACGTTCAAAATCTATCACAGGAAATTATAGACCGCGTGGAATACCGACATCCAAAGGAATGGAAAGGAACAAATAAAAAAGGCTTGGTCCAGTACCATAGTGTCCCCGGAAGCGTGGACTTATCGAGAGAAGGAACGTGGCTTATACAAGGTAGAACACAGTACCTACTTTCGCGCATGGAAACTGATCTTCGTTCTGAAGGAATAGTATACATGAGAAATGGCAAACTTCCTGTCTCCAAAAAATTATTAAATGCCGTTGAATGCTGGGGAAAGTTAACTGAAGGGGATGAAATAGAGTTGCAAGATGTCAAGGATATTTATTCCTACATGTCCACTCAAATAGGCATAGAACACGGCTACAAGCACTTAAAAACAGCCACTCAGGAGAGATATGGCGTTGAAGAATTGGTAATGAAGCAAGGATTGATGGGAGAGGTAGCTGGACAGCCGTGGGACATATCTTTTGATAAAGTGGGCAATGATGACAAGGATTTTATCCGTGCCATGCAGGCCCGAAACTATTCACTTACGGCTGAACCAAGAATACAGCTTAGCACCATACACGCCTCCAAGGGGGGAGAAGCGGACAATGTGATGCTCCTTACTGATCTATCGAGGAAAGCTCGGTTGGCGATGTACAAAGATCCAGACAATGAATGCAGGGTGTTCTATGTAGGGGTAACCAGAGCAAAGGAGACACTACATATAGTGCAGCCCCAGGACTATGGAGGATTTCATATATGAGTGCCCATAAAAAACAGGTAGGTGGGGATCATTACAAGAGAATGGCAATCCAGCCTAGCCATTACATTGTCAAGAATAAACTGGGATGGTACGAGGGAAACATTGTGAAATATATCACTAGGCACAGTATCAAGGGAGGAAAGCAGGATGTGGAAAAAGTTATCCATTATGCTCAGTTACTTCTTGAAGATCAATACATTCCTAAGAAGTCTCGAGGTGAGATTATGGGAGAAATAACCAGAAAACATATTAAAAAACTAGCAAAGGAGTCTAAATGACAAGCTTATTTCCACCAGCAGTAAATTCAGAGTGGGTTACGCCTACCGAATTTCCCGATTTATCCAGGCATGATCGCGTGGCCATTGATCTGGAGACATGTGACACGGAGTTGATAAAGGCAGGTCCAGGATGGCCCACCAAAAGGGGGTACGTGATTGGCATAGCCGTTTCAGCGAATGGGTTTGCGGGATATTATCCTATCCGCCACGAGAGTGGCAACATGGACGAAGACAGAGTCATAAAATATATTAAGTCCATATGTGAAGACGGTTCAATTGAGAAAGTGTTTCACAACGCACAGTATGACATTGGATGGCTTACGACTCTGGGAATAGAGGTAAAGGGAAGAATCCATGATACGATGGTGGCGATGGCGCTGATTGACGAGAACAGATTTTCCTACACCCTAAACAGCATTGCCAGTGATTACCTAGGACAGTATAAAAACGAGATCAAGCTGAAGGAGGCTGCGGCGGCTTTTGGTGTGGATCCCAAAAGTGAAATGTATAAATTGCCCTCCCAGTTTGTGGGGGAATACGCGGAAGCGGACGCAAGACTAACTTTAAAACTTCACGAGAAACTGTCATGGGAAATTGCCAAGGATAATTTGGAAACCGTTTATGATATGGAGTGCAAGCTGATTAACGTTATCCTGAGCATGACGAAACGGGGAGTGAGGGTGGATATTCCCCAATCGATGAGGCTTATAGAACAATTCAAGAACAAGGAAAAGAAACTGTTGAGAAGGGTGAGGGACCTTACCAATCTTAACGTGGAGATATGGTCAGCGGCTTCAATCGCGAAAGCCTTTGACTCCCTTAACTTGCCGTACGAGAGAACGGAAAAAACAAGTGCGCCTTCCTTCACCAAACTGTTCCTCACGGACCATCCACATGAGCTGCCGCGTTTGATTACGCAGGCAAGGGAACTTAATAAATTACAGGGAACATTCCTTCATGGCGTGTTAAAGTACCAGAAAAATGGAAGAATACACGCGCACATTAACCAAATACGCTCTGACAGTGGTGGGGCTATTAGTGGTCGTTTCAGTTATAATCACCCCAATTTACAGCAGGTCCCAAGCAGAGGACAATTCGCTAACAGCATTAGGAAACTTTTCATTCCTGAGATGGGAGAATATTGGCTCAAGGCAGACTACTCACAGCAGGAGCCCAGGCTTTTAACTCATTTTGCCAGACTGGCAAAACAGGAAGGATCGGAAGAAGTACAGGAAGCCTACCGAAAAGAAGATCTTGATTTTCACCAACAAACCGCTGACATGGCGGGGATAGGAAGAAAATTAGCCAAAACCATAGGACTTGGAGTCATTTATGGAATGGGATACAACAAGTTGGCCCGAGAGCTTGACATGGATCCGCAGGAGGCAAAGAAAATGATGAATTCCTTTCATGACAGAGTTCCTTTCATGAAAGGAATGCTAGAATTTGTCATGAATAGGGCAAATGAAAGAGGAACAATTAGAACGTTGCTTGGAAGAAAATGCCGTTTCGATCTGTGGGAGCCGGTTACATGGGGAGTTCACAAGGCTCTTCCTCTTAACCAGGCCAAGACGGAGCACGGAATGGCCATCAAGAGAGCTTACACATACAAGGCGCTGAATCGATTGATTCAAGGATCAGCCGCAGATCAAACCAAGAAGGCCATGGTTGATGTGTATGAGGAAATGGGTATGGTTCCTCTCATCCAGGTTCATGATGAACTGGATTGTTCCGTTAAGGATGAAAAGGAAGGAAAACAAATAAAGGAAATAATGGAAAATTGTGTTGAACTGGAAGTTCCATCGAAAGTGGACACTGAAATAAGTGAAAGTTGGGGTGGCTAATGTGGTATAAACGAAAATGTAAAACGTGCTTAGAAAAGTACGTACCTATTCAAGAAACACAAAAATTTTGCGGTGCAATATGCAGAAATGAATGGTGGAAGAAAAATTCATATTCACGTAAAAGGTCAAGAACAGTCGATTGTTTGACATGTGGAGAAGAATTTGTAAAATACAACGACAACCACAAATTTTGCAGTTCAAGCTGTAAGCCTACTTTTGTTGAACCCAAAAAGCCCAAAGAGAAAGATTACCCTAAGATTAATCCACTGTTGGACATGTTGAAAAAGATCTACAAATTTTATAATCGTAGCCGTAAACCTATTTCTATTAAAATGAACGACCTATACAGCGTTAACGATAGCTCTTTTGATTTGGGATCAAAAAAAGACGACCCATCCATAAGCACTGGAAAAAAAGGTGCTATTACAGAACATGAATTTATGTGCCTTGTTGGAAAACGTGGATGGGAGTGTTTTACAAATTTTTCTCCAGATGGACCGGTTGATTTAGTCATATATAATTGGAAGAATAAAAAAGAAATATATTTTATTGATGCAAAAACTAATCCTCTGTCTATTCTAAGCGAAACTCAAAAAAACTTAGGAATTAAAAAAGGATATATTGATAGAGATCGTAATGTGGCTGTAATATCTGACTCAGATAATAACATAATAAGGCAAATATAATGAACTGGATCTGCTCAGTGCTGTTAATCTGTTTTAACTTCAGTCCAGAAATGGATTACACCAGCAATGAGGAATTCATTGAAGATATAACAGCGTGCACTCTTCACTTAAATTCTATGGAAGATGAGGAAAATAGGATTCCAGTTGATTTAGTTGTGGCGCAAGCCATTCATGAATCTGAATGGGGCCGATCAAGGTTTGCCGTTGAGGGCAACAATCTTATGGGGATTCGCACATTTGATCCAGCAGATAACCAAATGAAGCCCGTTAATAAACCTGATGTGAGCTGGGGGCTTAGGATCTTTGAAACCAAGTGTGAATCCATATCCTACTATATTGATTTGCTGAACAATAGCCATCATTATAATGAATTCAGGGAGGAGAGATTAATGCAGTATATCAGTGACATAGTGGACCTGGAAAAGTTGGCCGTGACACTTGCAATTTACGCTGAAGACGTATATTATACGAAAAAAATAATCCAGACATTGAGAGACTTGAATGACAACTAAAAGTGACCAAAAACCCGGGTACCGAGCCCAAGGAAAGAAAAGAGCTA